GTGTCACGCGTTTTTTTAGCGCCAACGAGGGGGGGATATGCCCAAAAAAGTGCCGAAAACACGACAGAAGGCGACAACGAAACACAAAAAACCGCCGCCCGCCAAACCCGCCGCGGCGAAACCCGCTGCGAGCTCGCCGATCTATCCGCTCGCGCCGCCTCCGGAATTGAAAAACGAAGCCCTCATCGAATGGGGAAGAGTCTGCGCCGAACTCACGAAACTGAAGACGCTCGATGCCGCCGATCGCGCCATCCTTGTGCAGTACTGCGAAGTCTGGGCGGTCAACCGCCAATGCTGCACGGCCGTGCGCGAGAACGGCAGCACGATGGAGTACTCCAACGGCATGGTCGGTGCCACGCCGGAATACAAGAACATGATTCAGACGGCCGCGCTTCTCCGCGGCCTCCTCTCCGATCTCGGCTTGACGCGCTACAGCCGCAAGGATCGCGGCGGCAACGGCCCGACCTTCACTTTGGACTTGGACTGATGCCAAGCTACCGATGCAAACATCCGACCTGCGCCGCGATCCTCGCCCGGCCCGGCCATTGCGCCGCGCATCAGCCGATCGCCGCAGCCGTGAACGCCGAGCGGCATCGTCTCTATGACGAGACGCAGCGTGATCAGGAAACCAAACGGTTCTACGGATCCCACGCCTGGCAACTGGCACGAAATGAAAAGCTCACCAATACGCCGGTGTGCGAGCGCTGCCAAACCGACTGGGCCCGCGAAGTGCATCACCGACAACCCGCGCGAGAATTCCCCGAGCTCCGAACCACGCAATCGAACCTGGAGGCGCTCTGCCCGGCATGCCACCGCCGGCATGAGGCGCGAAAGACGGCGCAGAAGCGGAAGGCTCCATGATCGTCCGCCCCGATCCCAAGTTCTACTTCGATGCCAAAGCCGCCGAGCGGCCGCTCAAGTTCATGCGGAAGTATCTGCGGTTCTACGAAGGCGTTCACGCCGGCAAACCGTTCGAGGCGCTCCCCTGGCAAATCAAGCTCACGCGGGATCTCTTCGGCTGGAAGCGCAAGGCCGACGGCCTGCGCCGATTCCGTGAACTGTTCATGGAGATCGCCAAGGGCGCCGGCAAGTCTCCCTGGCTCGCCGCGATCGGGCTCTACATGCTGCTCGCCGACGGCGAGGCCGCGGCCGAAATCTACTCCATCGCCACCGATGAGTTTCAGGCGGGCGTGACCTTCGTGAACGGCAAGAAGTTCGTCGAGAAATCCCCTGAGCTCAGCCGGATGTGCATCGTCAAGGAATTCACGATCGAGGCACCGAACGACAGCAAGTGGCGCATCCTCGCCGGCACGGCCGAAGGCAAGCACGGCCTGCGCCCATCGTGCATCCTCGCCGATGAGGCGCACGAGTGGCCCAACTCCAAACTGTACGACAACATGTTCGCCAACCTCACCAAGCGCAGCCAGCCGCTTGGCCTGGTGGCCACCAACGCCGGCGGCGACATGCAATCCATCTGCCGTCAGCTTCACGACCGTGCGATGAAGGTGGAGACCGGCGAAAGCCGCGTCGAGAATCTCTACAGTTGCATCTATGCCGCCGGCAAGGATGACGACTGGCGTGAGGAAGCCACCTGGCGAAAGGCCAATCCCTCCCTTGGCCACACCATCAGCGTCGACGCCTATCGTGATCTGGTCACCGGAGCCATTGAGAATCCCCGCCTGGAGCCAGGCGTGCGCCGGTTCTATCTCAGCCAGTGGATCGAAGGTGCTGACAAATGGCTCAACATGGGCCACTGGGACAAATGCGCCGGCGAGCTCCCGCCCCTGGCCGAACTCAAAACGCTCCCATGTTATCTCGCCCTGGATCTGAGCCTGAGCGACGATGCTTCCTGCCTCAGCCAACTCTGGATCGGAGCGGATAAGCTGTACGTGCGCGTGCGGCATTGGATTCCCGCCGCCACGGCGCTGAAGTACGAGCAGCGCGATCAAACGCCCTGGTCGGAGTGGGCGCGGCTCGGCGCGGTTAAGCTGCTCAGAAGCGAGACGATCGACGATGCCGCCCAGGGGCGGATTGCGAAACTCATCGGGAAGATCGCGACGCGCCACCAGGTGAAGGCCCTGGCCTATGACCGCTGGCGGGCGAGCAAGGTCGTGAGCCTGGTGGAGAAAGCCGGCCTGCCGTGCATCGCCGTTCGCCAGGATTACAGCGGCTTGTCGGCGGCGTGCATCGAAGTGGAACGCCGGCTGAAGGCCCGCACGATCGTGATCGAAGCCAATCCGCTTCTGCGCTGGGAAGCCGCCAACGTGGAGGTGCAGGCCGACAACAACGGCAACATCCGGCCGATCAAGGAAGCCGCCAAAGGGAGTTACAAGGGGACGCGCAGCAAGAAGATCGATGGCATCGTGGCGATCGTGATGGCCGTGGCCCAGGCGATCCGTCACGACCTCGGCTCGGACGATGAGGCCGACAAGTACAACAAACCATATACGGGGGAAATCCTGTGTCTCTGAATCCCACGCCCACCGGCCCGACCGCGCCGCTCAACACCGCCGAGATGGCCGTGAATCCCCAGATGATCACGTTCTTCGGCCGGTCGGTGGCCGATCTGCCGCCCAACGCGGTCGTGAACGAATACGCCGCCATGGCGATTCCCGCCTTCTACAGCGGCGTGCGTTTCATCGTCGAGACGATGGCCAGCCTGCCGAAAGCCGTCTACCTCGAGCGCGACAACTCCCGCGTGGAGCAACGCAACCACGCCGTCACGCGCATCCTGCAGCGGGCGATCAATCCGATCCAGATCCCGTTCGTCTTCTGGGAGACGCTCTTTCATCACGCCGTGGTGTGGGGCAACGCCTACGGCTACGTGAAACGCGACGCCGGGCTTAATCCACAAGCCCTCTATAACTTATCCCCAGAGCAGGTCACCCCGTTCCTCTATACGAAGGACGGGTCGGATGAACCTTCCAAATGGTTTTGGGTGCGCGGCGCGGGCCGTGCCGGTGAAGGCCAGGTGGTGAGCGCCGCCGACATGATCCACATTCCCGGCCTCGGTTTCGACGGCCTCTGTGGATATCCGGTTGTTTACCTGTTGAGTGAGACGCTCGAAGCCTCGCGCAACGCCGCCAAGTACGGCCGGAAGTACCTCAAAAAGGGTACCCAGGTGCGCGGGTCGATCGAGGTGCCGGGCTCGATGACTCAGCAGCAGATCGAGGGCCTGCAGGACCGGCTTCGCCGCCAGCACTCCGGGCTCGATGATTCGAGCCTGGATACGTTGATCCTCACCAACGGCGCGAAGATGAGCAACAACACCGTGCCTCCCGAGCAGAGCCAGTTGCTTCAGACGATGAATTTCAGCGTCACGGACGTCTGCCGCGTGCTTCGGATCCCGCCGCACGTCGTCTACCAGTTGGACCGCGCCACGTGGGCCAACATCGAGTACCTCGGCATTGAAGTGGTCAAGTACTCCCTGGGCGCGTGGATCACCAAGGGCGAGCAGGCCACCACGATGGCCACGCTCAGCACCAAAGAGCAGGACGCCGGTCTACGCGTGCGAATGAGCGTCGACTACCTTGAACAGGGGGATACGAAAACGCTCTCCGAAACGACGCTGGCCAAGGTCAACGGCGGCATTATCACGCCGAATGAGGGCCGACGCGTGCTCGGACAGCCGCCGGATCCCGATCCACTCAGCGACAAGCTCAGAATTCCCGTCAATGTGGCCAACGCCGGAGCCACGAAACCAGTCGATCCCGCGCCCGCCAACACGCTTCCGCCGCCCGATCCGGCTCCGAAAAAGCGGAAAAAGAGCGCCCGCGATCGCGACGGCCAGGCGGAGTTGTTCAAGAAGCTCCGCCCGCTCCTGGATGAAGCGGCGGGGCGGGTCGACCACAAGGCGGAATTGGCCTTCGAGAACCGCCGCGGCAAGCCGGCGGCGGAGCAAATCCCTTGGCTGAACGTCTTCGCCGATCAGCAGAAGCAATACGCCACCTATGCGCTCACGCCCGCGGCCGTCGCGATCGCCGCCACCACCGGCCGGACGGTCGACGTGGAGAAAATCAGCGTCCGGTACGCCAACGCCCTGCGCGCAAGCCGTTCCACCGGTGTCACCCCAACCCTCAAGCAACTTTTACAGGAGTCGATCGATGGACAAGAAGAAAAGCCTTAACTTCGCCGCCCTGAAGAACCGCACCATGTTCAAGAGCGTGGGAAGCCGGCTCAAATTCGTCCAGAAGCCCGCGAACGCCGAGAAAGGGGAGAAAGAGCCCACCAACACGCTCGAAGGGTACCCGATCGTCTGGAATGAGCTCAGCGACGACCGCGGCGGCTACAAAGTGAAGCTCGCGCCCGGCTCGGCGCTCTTCGCCACGCCCTGTTTCGCCCTCTACAACCACGACTTCGCGAACGTCCTGGGCAACACGGCCAACAAAACGCTCCGCGTGATGCCCGATGAGCACGGCGTGAAGGTCGAAATCGACCTCCCGGACACCTGCTGCGGGCGCGACGTGGCGGAGCTGGTGGAGGATGAGTACATCGGCGGCATGAGTTTCAGCATGGCCATGGGCTTCGAGCAGTACACGACGGAGGAAACCGACACCGACACGATCATCACCGTGACCCGTTTCACCTGCGATGAAGTCACGGTCACCGGGATTCCGTCCTTCACGTCGACCTCGATCGCCGTCCAAGAGCAACCGGAGCCCGAACCTCAGGATGACACAGAAGGACGGGTTGAATCATCCAGGTTGGAAAAGGCCCGGCTGGACTTCCTCCGGCTGTGACTCATCGATGCGTGATCTCGCTGCGTGCCGTCGAATCTTCCTGGTACACCCTGAAAATCCTCGATCCTTTCATCCCAGAGAAGATCGGGGCCCTTGACGACGGCGTGGCCGGCGGCGTGGAAAGCCCTGCCGAGCAGATCGATCCCCGGAAAAAGCGACAAGACCAGTGACGTGCCAGGCAACTGAAGCATCGCCCGTGACTGTGTCAGGCTTGCCGTGACCTGTCAAGCGGCGTGACGGGTCCGGAATCCGCCAGGTTGGAAAAAGCTCGCTTAGACTTTTTGGCGTTGTGATCCACCGAACCGGTGGCCCGGCGATCGCCGGCCCGGTTCCGCGCGGCAGAGTTTCGCGCACGCGATCGCGATTGCCAGATTCTCAAATTTCAAATCTGAAATTTGCAGCCCCAAGGGGACCGATCATGCTGCCCAACGAAGCCACCCTCCGTGAAGAATTCCAGACGCTCCACGGCCAGTTGTCCGCCGAGCTCACCGCCAGCGCCACCAAGAACAACGGCGTGCCGAAGTTCACCGCCGAAGAGAAGGCCCAGCGCGATGCGAAATTCGCCCGAATGGATGCGATCCAGGCCGCGGTGGAGCAGGATAAGCGCCTCGCCGAGTACGCCTTCAGCCAGAATCCGGCCGCGAACAAAGGCCCGGTGAAACTGCCGACCGATCCGGCGGGCAAGAAGGATTTCGACGAAGAGGCCGGCGCGCTCGCCGGCGACTTCAGCGACTACAAGGATGCGGTCAACCAGTTCGCGCGCACCGGCGAACGCACCGAGCTCCTCAAGAGCGTCCAGAGGTTCAAGAACTCCAAGGACAAGAACCTCCGCCAGCTCTACACGATCACGACCTCGACCGGCACCAGCGCGTACCTGCCCAAGAGCGTTCTGCCGCCCAAGGATGTGCGGCGGTTGCCCAACGCCTGGCGTCGAATGCTAGCCTTGATGGACATGAAGCCCATCACGCGCGTCCTCACCGAATCGATCTCACTGCCCGTCGAGGATGACACCGCCAACATCGGCCAGGCACAGTCGCAGAGCGCCACCACGGGCACCACGGCCGACTCTGACGCAACCGGCTCGGTCACCCTCAACCCCACGCTCTACTCGAGCAAACAGATCTGGGTGGCCAACACCGTCGTCAATGCGCTGGATTTCGACATCATCGAATGGATCCTTCCGCGCCTCGACAAGCGCCTTGCCAAGTCGCAGGAAAGCGCGTGGACCGCCACGGTGAAGACGAACGCCACGATCGGCGTGACGACCGCCAGCCATACGGCGATCACCTATGCCGAATGGCTGACCTTCGAGCACAGCTTGAACGCAGCCTACCGCGACGATGCCGGCTTCATTCTGGAGGATTCTATCTACAAGATCGTCCGCGGCATGGTCGACAGCAACAACCGCCCGATCATGGATCTCGATCCAGCCAACAAGTTCATGAGCACCATCCACGGCAAGCCCGTGGTCGTCGGCGAGTACTTTGACGCCGCCGGTGCCGCCAGCGTCTCCGGCGCGTTCGTGAGCGCCGAAGCCATCCTCATGCTCGATGCCGGCATGCAGCGCATCGCGCGTTATGTGCTCGTCCCGGCGAACCCGGATCAAACGGGCTTCGAACTGTTCGCCAACGGCGACATGAATTTCATCTCCAAGGGCACGCGCACCCTGAAGATGACGTAATCGAGCCTCTTTTCCGCCGAGCCACCGCCCACTGCACCGGGCGGTGGCTTCCTTCGTTTGCCAGTTGTCGGTTGTCAGTTGCCAGTCAGTGGTCAGCGGTTTCCAGGAGTCCATCATGCGGAAGATCAGATTCATCTGGCAGTTCTCATCGGCCCGCCAGACCTTTTCGCCTGGCGTGGAGGTGGAAGTGGGCGGAATCGACCTCGGCACGGCCACCAACGCCGTCGGCTCCGGTTTCGCGGTCGACTGCGATGCGCCCGAACCCGTGCCCGCCGCCGCGCCCGCCGAACCCGCTGCGAGCTCGCCGCCGCTGACCGAATCCCCGGCCGCGACCGTCACGACGCCGATTGTGCCGGCGGAAGCGCCCGCGCAGGCTACGCCGAAAAAGGGTGGCGAGAACGCCAAGCCCAAAGGTGCCCGCCCGACTCCGCCGCCCGCTCCGCCAAAGTCCAAAAGGAAATGAGCCGCCCACGCGGCCGCGTTGACGTGCCGACAAGTCGGCCGAAAGGTTTACGCCCATGTTCCACCAATCGATCCATGTGAACAAAACAGCCGACGGCGTGAAAGCGGAGATCCGCATTCAGGCCCGCCGCTCCCACGTCCAGGCCGATGTGTTGATCGCCACCGCCGACGTCGACGCGCTGAAGGCCGTCACGCCGGCCCAGGCGAGAGAGGTGCTCTCCCAGGCCGTGAAGAGCATCCTCACGCAGCTCACGCCCTGATCCGGCAACTGGCGACTGACCACTGGCCACTGACGACCCATGAAATGGACCCAGAGCCAACCCGCGCAGTTGCCGGTGTCCTACCAGGACGCCGCCACGCACCTGCGCCTGGTGGACGATGACGATCGGCAATATGTGCTCGATCTGATCGCCGCGGCCGTCGAGTACGCCGAGACGGCCATGGGCTGCTCGCTGATCACCCGCACCATCACCGCCATCTTCAACGCCAACGAACCGCTCTACCTCGTGCGCGGGCCGGTCCAGGCCGTGAGCAGCGTGCAGCAGACGGTCAACAACACGCCGATCACCGGCACCACGCCCGAAGGCCACGGCACGGCCGATCTGCTCGTCATTCCCTCCAATGCCTGGCAAGCGCCGCTGACCGTCGCCTACACCGCCGGCTACGGCAACAATCCCACCGATGTGCCGGCGGACATCCGCCTGGCGATCCGCCAGCACGTGGCCACGCTCTACGAGAACCGCGAAACCGTGGCCGACAAGCAATGGATTCCCGTGCCTCACACGCTGGCCGACTTCTACCGGCTCAAGGCAAGAGAGGTGGGCATTGGATGAGAGCCGGCACACTCCGAAGACGCCTGATCATCGAATCGCCCGACCGCCAGCGAGACAGCTACGGCCAGAATTCGCCGGTGTGGCAGGAACTGGCCACCGTCTTCGCTTCAATCAATCCGCTCAGCGGCAAACAACTGGCGATGGCGCTCGCGCGGACGATCACCAGCACGGCCACCCACGAAATCCGCATGCGCTACACGCGGCAGATCCCGCTGAAGGTCGGCGTGCACCGGCTCAAGGTGGTGGCCGAATCCGGCCGGCCGCGCATCTTCACGCTCAACGCCGTCCTGGACGTCGACGATCGGCACCGCGAATGGGTGCTCACCTGCACGGAGGTTGTCGCGTGATCGTCAAAGGCGCTGAGGAATCCGGTCGGTACCTGGACGGCATCAACAAGAAGGCCCGCCGATCGATCCTGCGCAAAGGCCTCCGCGCCGGCGGGAATATCCTTCAGAACGAAATGAAGGCCGATGCGCCGTCGCTTTCCGGCCGGATTCGCAAAAACATCAAGATCCGTGCCGGCCGCAAGGCGCGGCCCGGCTCCGTCACGCTCAGCGTCGGCATCGGCGCCAAGGACTTCCAGGGCGAGACGTTCTACGGCGGGTTTTTGCTCTGGGGCCACAAGGTCGGCAGCCGCAAGCTCGGTGACAGCCGCGCCACCGTCCCGGGCAATGACTTCATCAACCGCGCCTATGAGGCCAAGGGCGATGAAGCCGGCAAGGTGACGGTCGACAAGATCGGCGAGCTGATCGACGAGGCCGCGCATGCTTGAACCGGGCTTCCTGGCCAAAATCGCGGGCACGTCGGCCATCACGACGATCGTCGCCGATCGCGTCTACCCGCAATATGCCCGCCAGGCCGACAAGGTGTATCCGCTCCTGGTGTACAAGATCGAGAACGTCCAGCCGTTCATGACGGCCGGCGGTCCGTCCGGCGTGGAAAATGCCGATCTGGTCATCGCCTGCTGCGGAATCAAACAGGCTGACGCCGACGCCACGGCCGCGGCGGTACAATTAGCGCTCAACGGCAGCCGAGGCGCGTGGGGAACACTCACCGTCCAGGGGTGCATTTTGAAAGAAGACGGCGTGAACGACGACGTAGTCACTCAGCCGGACTCAGAGGAAATCATCGCGTACGTCAAAGAGGTGAATTTCACCGTGACGTACGTGAAGCCTTAAAAGGGAGATTCGCCATGTCGCTTCCAACCATCGGTGCCGGCACAACCTTCAGCGTGAGCCCGGACGGCACCACGTACACCGCGATCGGCCTCCTGACCGACCTGAAGTGGCCGAAAAACACCGTCGGCAAAGTCCAGACGGAACACGCCGGCTCGCTTGTTACCAAGGTTGTCACGGCGCTGGCCGGCGGCACGTCTTCGGTGAACATCCCGGTCAAACAGTCGATCCCCGGCTGGATGGAGCCCGGCGAGCACGATTTCAAGATTCAGTACACCAAGGAGGAATACACCGTCCTCCAGAATCTGAAGTACAGCCGGCTCGTCTACTACTGGAAGATCGTCTTCCCGGACGGCGTGAGCACCGAAGTCTTCACCGCCTGGGTGATGGACACCGACGGCGAGATCCCGCTCATTGAAAACAAGCTGGTGGAAAACACCGTCAAGCTCCAGATCACCGGGCTGGACGTGTTCACCGCCGGTTGAATCTTCTGAGATCTGAGATTTCAGATTTCGCATTTGAGAATCAGGAGCATGCATGCTGAGTCGTGAATCGATCAAAGCCGCCGCGCAGTCGCCGAAGATGACGACGGTGGATCTTCCCGCCTGGGGCGGCCAGGTGAACGTGCGCGTAATGAGCGGCACGGAGCGCAACAGTTGGGAGCAATCCATCACGGACGCCAACCAGAAGACGGTGGCGAATTTCCGGGAACAATTGTTGGTCCGCACTGTGTGTGATGATCAGGGCAACCGGATCTACACCGACAGTGATGTTGACGAGCTGAGCGCCTGCTCCGCGCCTGAACTCTCCACGCTCTACGATGCCGCGGCCGAACTGAACCTGATCGGACGGAAGGCCAGGGACGCCGCCGCGGGAAACTCCTGAACTCGCCACAGCGGAGGTTTTACCTGCTGCTGGCGAGGACATGGTTTCATTGCACGGTGGAACAGATGCTCGCGCAGGTCGACGCGCGGCAGCTTGTCGAGATGCAGGCCGAATTCGACCTCGCGCCGTGGGATGAAGATGAAGCCTGGCTCCGGACCGGCACGCTGGCCGCGGCAACGGTGAACTTTCCGAACGGATCCACCCGCTGGCGGGCCCCGGCCGACTTCATCCCGACGCGTGAGCCGCCGAAGCCGCCGCCGACGCCGGAGGAGCTCAGGGCGAAGGTCCAGACGATGATTTCTCAGCTTCGCAGGAAATAGGGGGAGAGTCATGCCCGCCAAAAAGATCGTCGTCGACCTCGAAGCGGATGGCTCGAAGTTCGCATCCACCTTTGAGAAATCCAAAGGTGAGATAGATCGATACGTTTCCCACGTCAACGAGCAGAAGAGCAAGGCTACCGAAGGCGGTGGCTTTGGCGCATCTCTCCGCGCGCAGGCCATGGAGGAGCGGCAGAACGGCAGCCGTCAGATCAAGGCGCTTTTAATGGGCGGATCGATCGGCATGGGCGGGATGCTCACGGAGGTGATCAACGAAACGGCCAAGAAATGGCATGAGGCTGTGAGCCAGGTGCGCGAGAGCGGCGGCGGTTTCGGAGACCTGGCCGACAAGATCGCCGACGGCTTGCCGATCATCGGCCAGATGTGGCAGGCCGCGAAGAACCTCACCCACACCTTCCAGGATGGCGCGGCGCTCGCCGCCGAGTGGCTCGGCTATGACCAGCAAACCGTGCAGGCGCTGGAAAGCGAAGCCACCGCCCATGAGCGCATCCTGGAAGTGAGCAAACAACGCCTGGCTGTCCAGGCTCAGATTACGGCCGCCGTGCGTGCCACTGATCTCACCGGGTTGAAGGGCCGCGCTAAGATCGAAGCCGAGCACTACAACGCGCTGGATGACATCGATAAAAAACGGGAGGAGCTCAAGGCCACCAAGGGCTACAAGAAAGCCTCGCCGGCCGGCCGGAAGATCATGATGGAGGGGCTCGACAACGCCCTCACGGCGCAGGAAATGGCCCGGTATAAGCAGGCTCTGAAGGACAACGAGGAGGAAATCGACAAGGCCGTCGACGGCTTCAGAAAGCACAAACAGCAAAAAGAGGCCACACTCGATGAGGCCCGCAACCGCCTCTCCGAGATGAAGGAGGACGTGGCGGCGGCGCAGAAGCACAACGCCGGCGATGAAGACCAGGGAAACGCGGCCGTCGAAAAGAGCCTGCGCGAGCAGATCGACTCCATCCGCAAATGGAGCGAGGAACAAAAGAAGGCCTACCCGGAGGCGATCGACGAGATCAGCGACCTCGAAGCGTCGATGCAGGATCTCGCCTACCAGCAGGCAGAGCTTGCGCGGCAGAAGCCGCTGATCGACGCGTTACGCCAGGTGAATGAGGAGCTGGCGGGGACCGGATTCAAATCGGCGATCGACCGAAGGATCGAAGAGCTCCGAAAACTCCATGCCAGTGAACAGCAACTGAGCCGCGCCCGGATGGAGCTTCAAATCGTCGAGGATCGCAACGCCGCCAAGTCGATCATCGAGAGCACGCGCACGCCGCTGGAAAAGCTGATGAAAACCAAGCGGGAACTCGACCGGATGCGCGAGGAGGAGGCGATCAACGGCGACGAGTACAACCGCGCTTTGGGAGACGCCGCGGCGGAGGCCCGCCGG